CTGAACTCTTCTCTCCCTGAGACAGTCCGAACAGTGCCGGATTCACCTTTTATTAAACCTGATACGCTTAACTTCGATGCAGAATGATGCGGAAGTAAAACAGACTCAACAAGGGGTCGGGCTAGTCGGTAGTACCGAGCCTAGAATCCACACGCCTTTATTAAATGTTTCATCCAAAGCACAGGAAGTTGCAGATCTAGCTGAGAAAATAAACCTGCCTTTGATCCCGTGGCAACGCTGGGTGCTAGATGATTTGTTATCAATAGACGATAATCAGAATTGGCGTAAGAAGACAGCTCTAGTATTGGTAGCACGTCAAAATGGCAAGACCCACCTAGCTCGTATGTTAATCCTTAGCCATTTATTCTTATGGGCCTCTAAAAATGTGCTGGGCATGTCTTCTAATAGAAATATGGCACTAGATACATTTAGGCAGGTTGCATACACTATAGAAGATAATCAATTTTTAAAAGACCAAGTAAGGCAAATACGTTTGGCCAACGGCCAGGAATCAATCACATTACTCAATGGCGCAAGGTATGAAATTGCAGCCGCTACAAGAGATGCGCCCCGTGGTAAGACTGCAGATTTCCTATATATCGATGAGCTTAGAGAATGGACACCGGAATCTTTTACAGCTGCGCTACCGGTAACTAGGGCTCGGCCTAACGCCATGACTTTGATGACAAGTAATGCTGGCGATGGATTTAGTACAGTGCTTAATGATTTAAGAGAGCGTTGCTTATCATATCCACCTGACAATTTAGGATTCTATGAGTACAGCGCACCACAGCATTCTAAAATAAATGATCGCAAAGCCTGGGCAATGGCAAACCCAGCACTAGGCCATTTAATTACTGAGCAAACTTTGGAAGAAAGCGTAAGCACCAACAGCATAGAAGCTACAAAGACTGAAATGCTTTGCATGTGGGTCGATTCTACTGTCAGCCCCTGGGTGTACGGATCTATTGAGCAGTGCAGCGATAGCACATTAGAAATACCTGTTGGCCCACAAACAATTATGGCATTTGATATTGCACCTACTAGAAGATCTGGTGCTTTGGTTATGGGTCAGGTTCAAGATGGCAAAATTGCCGTAGGACTTGCACAGCTTTGGCATAGCGATATTGCTATCGATGAAATTAAGATGGCAAGTGATATAAATGAGTGGGCACGTAAATACCATTCAACAACAATCTGTTATGACAAGTACGCCACGCAAACTATTGCCACAAGATTAGAGCAAAGCGGATGGCGCTTGTTGGATGTATCTGGGCAGGCGTTTTACCAGGCATGTTCAGACCTTGCTGATGGAATGGCTAATAACCGAGTAGTGCATTCTGGTCAGGCCGACTTAGTACAACACTTAAACAACTGTGCAGCCAAGACCAATGATGCTGGTTGGCGGATTATTAGAAGAAAATCAGCCGGTGATGTTACAGCTGCAATATCCCTGGCTATGGTAGTTAGCCAATTAACAAAACCTCAACAAACCGCGCAAATATTTGTCTAACTTGCACCATAAGTCCGATTTATGGTATATAATACCTATATGGGTCTATTGTCTGCTTTGGGTATAAACACTAAAAAAGAATCCGTTGAAGCGCAATACGCCCCTGCCATTATGGACACAGCTTATGGCTATGGTTCATTTACAACAGGTGTTGGTAATTTCCCTGGTGGATTAGATCGTAATTATGCAATGCAAGTGCCGGCAGTTAGCCGTTGCAGAAATCTTATTGCTGGTGTAGTTTCCTACTTGCCGCTAAAACTTTACAAAAAGTCAAGCGGTGAGGTACTGGGGAGTCCTCTGTGGTTAGAACAACCAGACTATCGGCAACCAAGATCCGTCACGTTAAGTTGGACTGTCGATAGTCTTTTATTTTATGGCGTTGCATATTGGCGCGTAACAGAATTATATGCAGATGATTTAAGACCATCACGATTTGAGTGGATTGCCAATAATCGAGTTACATTTACTACTAATAAGTTTGGCACAGAAGTAAGTCAGTATTATGTTGATGGAGTTGAAGCTCCAATGACAGGAATTAACTCACTAATAACATTTCAAGGATTAACACAAGGCGTATTACAAACGGCCGCACGCACAATACAGAGCGCGTTAGATATTGAAAAAGCCGCAGCTGTATCCGCACAAACTCCAATGCCTTCTGGGTACATTAAAAACACAGGCGCAGATCTACCAGAGCAACAAGTTTCAGGATTATTAGCACAATGGAAGCAAAGCCGTCTAAATAGATCTACAGCATATTTAACATCTACCTTGTCCTATGAGACTACTGGATTTAGCCCTAAAGATATGATGTACAACGAGGCGCAACAATATTTAGCAACACAAGTTGCTAGAGCGATGAACGTACCGGCTTATTATATTTCTGCAGATATGAATAACAGCATGACTTACCAAAATATTATTGATGGCCGTAAAGAGTTCGTAGCTTACTCTCTACAGCCATTTATTTGTGCTATTGAAGACCGCCTGTCAATGGATGATATTACAGCCAGAGGCCATGTAGTCAAATTTGCTATAGAAGAATCATTCTTACGCGCTGACACAATTAAGCGTTTAGAAGCAATAGAGAAAATGTTATCGCTAGGTCTAATTGATGTTGAACAAGCTAAACAAATGGAACAAATGACACCTAATGGAAATGAGACAGACAATGCTACTTACGTTCAGTAGTCAAATTGAAAGCGCAGATGGCGAGCGCAGAATCATCGCTGGCAAAATTGTGCCATACGAAGAAGTAGGCAATACTTCCGTAGGTAAAGTCGTATTTGCTAAAGATTCTATTGAAATTGGTGATCCTGGCAAAGTTAAAATGCTTATGCAACACAAGAATGACAAACCTATTGGCCGCATGCAAAAGTTCAACAAAGCAGAAGATGGCATCTATGCATCATTTAAAATTAGTGCATCAATGCAAGGCCAAGATGCTTTAATCCTTGCCGGTGAACAGTTAATCGATGGCCTATCAGTAGGCGTAGATGTAAACAAATCAATTCAGAAAAAAGATTATTTATATGTAACTAGCGCAACTTTACGTGAAGTTAGCCTAGTCGAATCACCTGCATTCAGTGCAGCGCAAGTAACTAAAGTTGCTGCTAGCGAAAGCGAAGCAGAGGACACAAACCAAACAACAGAAAGCGAGGCTCCTGTGGAAGATTTAGCAACAGCGCCACAAGAAGCAAAGGCAGAGGCTGCTACTCCTACAGTAGAAGCTGCTCGCCCAGTAATTACAGCACCACTAATTCAAACAACAATCCGTACGCCAATTACTTCTATGGCAAAGTACACAGAGCACAAGATCAAAGCTGCTCTAGGAAATGACGAGTCAAAACTGTACGTAGCTGCAGCAGATGATTCATTTGCAACCAACCCTGCATTCAATCCAACGCAATACCTAAGCGAGTTTGTAACTAACACACGTTTTGGTACACCTGCGATCGATGCTTGTTCACAAGGCACATTACCAACAAGCGGTATGTCTATTTCTGTACCATCTTTGGTTACATCAGCCGGTGGTCAATCAGGCGTAGCACCAGAAGTTACTGTTGAGCTAGAAGCTGGCGCAGTACAAAACACAGGTATGGTTACTCAGTACCTAACAGGCTCAGTATCTAAGTATGCTGGTATGAACACACTCTCAGTAGAATTACTAGAGCGTTCAGATCCAAACTTCTATGCAGAACTTACAAAGCAACTTGAATATGCATATTTGAAGACCCTTGATACAACTGTCGCTGCTGCTTTAATTGCTGGCGGTACAGCTGCAACAAATACAACTGCTGATCTAGATGGTATTGTTACCTTTGCATCAGAAGCAGCACGCAAGATTTACGAAAACACAGGTTACTTTGCACAGAATTACATTGCTAACCCAGCACAATGGGGCGCATTGATTTCTGCACAAGATACAACAAAGCGACCAGTATTTACTGCTTTGCAACCAATGAACGCAGCAGGTCAAGTTAGCACTCAATCAATCCGAGGCAATGTACTTGGATTAGATCTGTATGTTGACAAGAACTTGGCAGCAACTACTTTTGATGATGGATCCGCAATCGTATTAGCTCCAGAAGCGTTCACTGTATATCGCTCAGCTCAAAACTTCATGTCAGTAAACGTAGTATCAAACCTTCAAGTACAGGTTGCAATTTACGGATACATGGCAACAATTAACAAAATGCCAAAGGGTATTTACCTATACAACAAGGCGTAAAAAAATCAATAATCTCTGGGGTTTAGTAGCCCTAGCCCCAGAGAGCTATTAGCAAAGGAGTAGAGATGGCAGCCACGTATGTAACTACAGCTGAGTTAAGGGCAAACCTTGGCATTGGCGCTCTCTACTCCGATGCAACTGTTGAAGAATGCTGCCAAAGTAGCGAAGATTTAATCAATCAATATCTTTGGTTTAACACTGCCCCAGTAGTAGGAACAGCGTTACAAGATAACGTGGCAACACTTATGCTTGCGAACCCAAACGCATTCGCAGCCGGACAAATTGTTACAGTATCTGCATGCGGAAGCCCATTTAATGGCACAGTTACAATTACAGGCACAATACCGCCAACATCCGGTACTACTAGCCTCATCCCAGTATTTATGTACAACTATGGACAAGTTAATTATCCTAATGGTTATTCTTTTATTCAATATGCCAAAACTGGTAGCGATCAGACATTTCACAAAGTAGAACCATACGGCCTAGTCACTGGCCCAGATCATAAGACCCAATCTTACGCGACAACCCCTGCCATAAGAGAGGCTGCGATGATCGTAGCTGTAGACATCTGGCAAGCACGTCAAGTCAGCCAGACAGGTGGGGTCGGTATGGATGGGATCTCTGCCAGCCCTTATCGGATGGGTTATCAGCTGATTAACCGAGTGCGTGGTCTCATCCAGCCGTATTCAAACCCTGCATCATTGGTGGGCTAATGGCTGCAATAAGCACCCTTCGAGGCACACTTGCAACCGCTCTAGCAAACGCTGGAGTTTGGTCTACTTTTAGTTTTCCACCGGCAACCTTACTTGCAAACAGTGTAGTAGTTACTCCATCCGATCCTTACATTGTTCCAAGCAATAATAGTCAGACAGCCATTGCGCCATTGGCTAATTTTAAAATTTTAATCACTGCACCTGCATTTGATAACCAAGGTAACTTGCTAGGCATGGAAAACTTTATTGTGGCAGTAGTAACTAAGCTAGCGGCATCAACCCTAGTTTATAACATATCAAGTGTCTCCGCTCCAGCTATAACTAACGCAGCTAGTGGAGATTTATTAACATCAGAAATAACAGTATCAATCCTAACGAGCTGGAGTTAAAATGAGTACACAAGCAGAAGACTTAGCCTTCTTAATTAAGACAGGCCAAATCAAAGAAGCACCAAAATCAACCGCAACTAAGAAAGAAGAGGAATAACAATGGCCATATATTTAAATAACAATGTAGGCGTTAAATTGGCTACTGCCGCTGCGCCTACAGTGCCTTCAATCGATATTAGTTCATATGTGACTAATGCCGTAATCAATCAAATTGTAGATGAGCTAGAAGTAACTGCCATGGGCGATACAGCACATAAGTTTGTTGCTGGTTTGCAATCAGGCACATTCAGCATTGACTTTTTAAACGACTGGGCTGCTAGCCAGGTAAATACAACACTAAATGCAGCATTTGGTCAAACTCTATCAGTATCAGTTATTACTGTTAAGGGCACAGCTGTATCAGCAACAAATCCTACTTACCAATTCTCAATTTTGGTAAACAACCTTACTCCAATCGGTACAGGTGGCGTAGCGGAAGTTGCAACATCTAGTCTGTCCTTTACAGTAAACTCCGCAATAACAGTGTCCACATCGGTGGCATTTTAATTAAGGAGTAATAATGGCAAAGTTAAAAATTACTAGGGCTAATGGCGAAGTTTCAGAGCACAGAATTACGCCAGGAATTGAATATAACTTTGAATTGAAGTATGGCTCAGGAATTAGCAAAGTCTTACGTGAGCACGAACGCCAGACTGAAATATTTTGGTTGGCTTATGAATGCTTACGTAAGGCTGGTGCGCAGATACCTATATGGGGATCAGAGTTTATAGACACTCTTGAAACTGTAGAGGTATTAGACGAAGAAAAAAAATAATACCGCGTGATTCGCTGACCTACGCTATAGCAGCATTGAGCGTAGAAACATCAATCGCGCCACAGTATTTTATGGATATGGATTCCGAAATGTTTGGAGCAATTATCCAAGTGTTAAAGGATCGAGCAAAGGAGATCAAAAATGCCAGTAGAAGTCGTAGGCGTTAAAGATGTCCTTAAAGGCTTAGAGTTTATTGACGAAGATATGCGCCAACGCATTAGGACTGCTATTGATCCTTTAATGCGTGGCGTAGCATTTAAAGCTAAAGGATTTGTAAAAGCTAATGGTGATGTGTTGTCTGGTTGGGCAAAAGCATCTGGCAACCCTGGCACATTTCCTAAATATGATTCTAATGTAGTTAGAGCCGGTATTGGTTATAACCCAGGAGAAAACAAAACATTTAGAAATGGCTTTAAGGTTAGCAACTATGTTTACAACGCTAGCCGACCTGGTGCAATTTATGAAGTAGCAGGCCGTCTAAATCCACAAGGCAGAGCCCCATTTCAAATGACACCATCTCAAGGCGCAAGTGGCACATACACTAAAAGATCTGCACGCAGTAAAGCATTCCAAGAATACAAATCTAATAATCCATTTGCTAGCCAGCAGTTTGTGGCTGCATTAGATCCAGTTACTTCTCAGCCTAAAATTAAAGATATTAGATCTCAGGGTCGTAAGACTAAAGGCCGTTTGATTTACAAGGCCTGGTCAGAAGATAGTCCTAAAGTTTATGATGCAATATTGCAAGCCATCAATGCCACAGCTATAGATTTTAATAAAAAAACAGAGATTAAGAAGGCAGCATAATGGCCAATGTAGTCGTCTCCGCTATTGCCACCTTTAATGGCAAGGCACTTAAAAAAGGCCAAAAGGATCTATCTGCATTTGATAAGCAAGCCCAACAATTAGGTAAAACATTTAGCAGGGTATTTGCTGGCACTGCAATCGTGGCGTTTGGCAAGAAGGCTATTAGCGCATTTGCAGCCGATGAGAAGGCCGCCAAGTCTTTGGCAGTACAGCTAGAAAATACTGGCAATGCATTTAGAGTTAATGAAGTAGAAAGTTATATTGCTAGCACACAAAAATTATACAAAGTATTAGATGACCAACTTCGCCCAGCATTCCAGACTTTATTAAACGCTACTGGATCTGTAACGCTGAGCCAAAAAGCATTAGATACTGCTATTAATACAAGTGTTGGCACTGGAGAAAGTTTAGAAACTGTTGTATCTGCAATAGCAGCAGGTGTTAGAGGTCAAACTAAGGCTATTAAAGGATTAAACACAGGTATAGATGCAAACATACTTGCAACAGGCGATATGAATAAAATCATGGCTGCCTTAGAAAAAAGATTTGCAGGTCAGGCTTTAGCTAGATTAGATACTTATGCTGGCAAAATGGATGCATTGAAAATTGCAGCAGCTGATGCTACAGAGATTATTGGTAAAGGTTTAATTGATGCAATAAGCGCTATTGGCAAAGACAACTCAATAGATCAAGCAACCAATTCTATGAATGGATTTGCTATGGCTATTGCTAATACCGCCAAAGGCATGGGCGAGTTAATTGCTCAAGTTAAACAAATGATAGACAGCGATGTTGGCAAGTTTTTATTGGGCATTACAGCCTTATTAACTTTAGGTAAAAAACAATTAATAATAGGCGCTGCTGGTTTAATTGCTTATGATATTGGCAAAACCTCAAGTGCTGGTTCTGGTTCATCTACAGCACGTGTTAAAGATTACACGATAACTCAAAAATTATTTAAAGCACGCAATGAAGAATATAAGATTATTACTGCATCAAATAAGGCAAAGTCAGAAATTGACAAGTTAAAAGATAAGTTTGATGTTGAACGCATTGGCTTAATGGCCGCGTTAAACGCTGCAACCGATGAAGAAACTAAACTAAGAATTAGGGCTCAACTAGCAATACTTGATAATAACGAGGCTCTAGCTAAAAAGTTAAACGCTGAATTAGAAAGCGTTAAAGCGGTTGATGAATTATCTCGCGCTATGACCACAGCCGCAGATGCAATCTTAACGGCAGGTCAAAAAGTATTATTAGGTTTAGGCGTAGATCCAAGCCAGATGCCGGGTGGCAAAATTACTGGCATAGGCGGATTCCCAAATATTAGCAACTTAGCCAACACCTCGTTAAACAATCCTAATTTCGGCACAAGCGCAGAAGCTATGGGATTAGGTATAGCATTAGGCTTTACTCCTAGCGGTGGGTCAAACGCGCCACAAGAAATAAGAATTACTGTTGATACTACATCTACTGGAGATAAATTAAGTCAGGCTATTGCAGAATCAATACAAATTGCAACAAAGAATGGATTTAGCACAGTACCTGCCGGGCAGGGCTTCTAATGACAGTACCTGTAATAAATGCAATTATTAACTTTAGCACCGGTCCAGGCTTTTCACAAACACTTATATTAGATTCTGGCAATTTAGATGTTAATTCATTAGGAGATGCTTCATCTTTAATTGTTGATGTATCTGATCGAGTTAATACAATTCAAACTAATAGAGGTCGCACTGCTTTATCCGATCAATTCCAAACTGGCACTATGAGCCTTCGCATTGTAGATCAGAATGGCGACTTTAACCCCACAAACCCCAGCTCGCCGTATGCGGGTCTTATTACTCCAATGAAGAAAGTGCAGATAACTGCAACCTACTCAGGAGTAACATATCCAATCTTTTCAGGTTTTATTACATCTTATGTAAACACTCAACCTAAAGATGCAACAGAGGTTGCTTACACTACAATTCAAGCCGTAGATGCTTACAGGCTGGCGCAAAATGCCCAGATCTCAACAGTTACAGGTGCTACTGCTGGGGATCTATCAGGCACAAGAATTAACCAAATATTAGATCAGATTTCATGGCCATCATCAATGCGTGATGTAGATGCCGGATTGACTACAATGCAGGCAGACCCAGGCACTACAAGAACTTCTTTAGCTGCATTACAAACTGTAGCCGATAGTGAGTATGGTGCCGTTTATGTAGATGCAACAGGAGCATTTGTTTTTCAAGACCGATCTGTAACTGCTGCATCAATAGGGGGTACACCAACAGTATTTGCGGATGACGGCACAGGTATTAAATATGCCAATGCTGTATGGAAGTTAGACGATACTTTAATTTTCAATTCAGCCACTATTACTAGGACAGGCGGCACCCCCCAGGTTGCGACTAATGCAGCTTCTATTGAAAAATACTTTATACATTCTTACTTCTTAAATGACCTATTAATGCAGACAGATGCGGTGGCCTTGGATTATGCACAGGCTTATGTGGCTTCCAGAGCTGAGACCAGCATCAGATGTGATGCCGTTGAATTAGACTTATACACCCCAGACTACAACACCGGCATAATTGCAGCCCTAAACCTAGATTTCTTTGATCCAATCACAGTTATTACTACTCAGCCAGGCGGATCTACCTTAAATAAGACCTTACAGATTTTCGGTGTGGGCTTTAATATCACCCCAAATAGTTGGAAAACAGTCTTTACAACATTAGAGCCGGTAATTGACGCCCTAATTTTGAACAACAATATATACGGCACGTTAGACTATAATGTGCTCAGTTACTAAGGAGAAAAATGGCTAAACAAACCTTCACGACTGGGCAGGTACTAACAGCTGCTCAGATGACTTCATTACAACAAACCGCCATGTTGGGCGGTGCTGCATCAGCTAAGACCGCAAGTTATACATTAGTAGCAGCCGATGCTGGTGGTGCTGTATCAATGAACAACGCAAGTGCTACAACAATTACAGTTAATACTGGATTATTTGCAGCAGGTGATACAGTACAAATAACCAATTTAGGTGCAGGAGTTTGCACAATTACTGCTGGCACAGCCACAGTTAATACATCTGCATCTTTAGCGTTAGCACAATATGAAAGTGGCACTTTAGATTTTACTAGCACATCTGCTGCTATTTTTATTAAAGGTGCTGGTGCTGCTGCTGGAGGTGGAAAAGTTTTGCAAGTTGTAAATGCTACAACTACAACAACCAAATCATCGACATCTAGCACTTATGCTGACAGCAATTTGACTGCCACAATTACGCCAACTGCTGCTACGAGTAAAGTTCTTGTTTTTGTTTCTCAAAATGGTTGCTACAAGAGTGCTGCAAGTGCAACAAATGGTGTTGCAATAAGATTATTTAGAGGTGCAACTGCTTTAAATGATCTTGGCTATTGGGTTGGTTCTACAAACACAGCAATTCAAAACTCAGTTGGTGGTGTATCTGCAACTTATTTAGACAGCCCGGCAACAACAAGTGCAACAACCTATAAAACACAAATTGCTGCTTCTAACAACACCGCAACTGTTGCTGTTCAATACGAAGGTGAAAACAGTTATATTACTCTTATGGAAATAGGTGCTTAATGGCTAAAGGTTTTGAAGTTTTAGAAATGTTAATTCCAACCGGTGGTTGGGTGATGAGTGGTGATGAGTATGAAGGAATACAATTTCTTGAATGTGAACCAATTACAAAAAAACAATTTGAAGATGGTTTTGCTAAATATGACGCATGGAAAGCAAAACAGGAAACATCAAAAGCAAATGCTAAATCAGAATTATTAGATCGTCTTGGTTTAACAGCTGATGAACTACAAGTATTGCTTGGCTAATGAAACCTTGGTTATGTGCAGCAGGTGTAGAGCTTAGAGATGCCGTTACTACCTGGTATCCAGATAGGCGTACTACCAATGATGGGTGGGTTGGTGATGCTCGTCATGCTGCCAGAAAATCAGATCATAATCCAGACCAGACCGGATGCGTGCGAGCCATTGATATTGATTCTCGCTTGGATACATCCGAAGGGCTCTCGGTATATCTGGCTGACCAAATCAGAATCTGTGCGAAAACCGATAAGCGCATATCTTACGTAATACATAACGGCATGATCGCTAGCAAAATACTTAACTTTAAGTGGCGCAAATATTCTGGGTTTAATAAACATACAAGACATGTACACGTTAGCTTTACAAAGGCTGGTGACAAAGATGGCAGAGCGTTCGATATACCACTACTAGGAGGCAAAATATGAATATGAAAAACCCTTATTTCTTAACTGCTGGTGCATTCCTATCAGCTTGGGCAGCATCCAATTTTGCAGCTGACTATCGCTCTATCCTATGGGCAATATTGGCTGGAGTCTTTGGTTATGCAACTCCTAAAAAATGAGTCCAGCGGAATGGGCTGGATTTGGGGCTGGCGTTTGCGCGGTATTAACAAGTTTATTAGTGGGTCTGCGCTTTCTTATTAAAGGCTGGTTAAACGAGTTACGCCCTAATGGTGGCTCTAGCATGAAAGATCAATTAACACGATTAGAGAAGCGTGTCGATGATCTATTTATCTTAATCAGTAAGTCATAATTTTATTATGGCTAATACACGTAAACGAAAGAAGATCAATAGGCGCGTGGTGCGTAAATCACCCGATCCTTTATCTAAACTAGATATGTTTTATATAGCCAAACATGAAATGTACAAAGCAGCACGCAAGGCTGGATTTAGTGAGCCACTTGCTTTGGCTTTAATGGATAGTCCATCGTCTATGCCCGACTGGGTAGTAGGCGAAGACGGCATTATCCCATCTATACCTACTCCAGAAGAGGATGAAGATTAAGCGCGTAGCGTTTGTAAGTGATCTTCAAGTACCATTTTATAACGATGCAATAGTTAAATCAGTAGGCCGTTTTCTGGCTAAATGGAAACCACATCGCACGATATGTATCGGTGATGAAATTGATCTGCCACAGCTAGGCGGTTTTAATGCCGGTACTATTGATGAGATGGTAGGCAACATTAATGAAGATCGACAGCTGACACAAGAAGTATTAACTTATTTAGGCGTTACAGATGTGGTTGGTAGCAACCATGGCATAAGACTTTATCGATCTATCAAAAGACGGCTACCAAGTTTTCTCAATTTACCTGAAATGCAGTACGAGCGATTTATGGGCTACGATAAATTAGGCATTAAGTTTGCACCACAGGGCATTGATTGGGCACCAGGCTGGATAGCGGTTCATGGCGACACATTCCCTATATCACAAGTACCTGGCCAAACGGCTTTAAATGGGGCTAGAAGGCATGGAAAGAGCGTAGTGTGTGGGCATACCCATAGATTAGGCCAAACGGCCTTCACAGAGGCATCTAAAGGCCAATTTGGGCGTACTGTATGGGGTGTTGAGGTTGGTTGTATGGTATCGTTAAGTTCAAGCGGTATGGCTTATACAAGGGGCTATGCCAACTGGCAGACAGGATTCGCGGTTGCCTATGTGCACGAGCGTAAAGTCCAAGTGGTTACTATTCCTGTCAATTCTGATGGAAGTTTTATATTTGAGGGCAAACTTCACAGATAATTTGTTATACAAACGTTATACAAACTACGCCCTAAATAATCCACAAAGTCTTACACAGGTGCAACACTATGCCTGTACCGCAAAGTTTGCGGACAGATAGGGCTATATGGATCTAAAAGAAGCTGGCCTGTTATGGGTTGCAATAATGGTTGCAATTATTTGGGCTTATGGCATGTATGAAAATGCAAAGCAAACACATTACTGGCGCGGCCGTAAAGACGGCTGGGATATGCACCGCAGAATGATTGACAATAAAACCAATGCCGACAACAACTGAGAAATTATTTGCCGATGTGGTCAGTACGATACATGAGCGCGGAGCGGTCTATGGTCACCCTTACCACAATCATAAAAGGATCAGTGAACTCTGGTCGGCATATCTCGACCATCCGATTACAGCTAGTCAAGTCGCATTATGTATGGCACTCGTCAAGGTTTCTCGGCTTACAGAGTCACCAAATCACGAAGACAGTATTAAAGACGGACTTGCTTACCTTTCGATATACAAGTCAGTCCTGGATGCAGAAATGGACACGCAGTACACCTGGGGGGTTGACTAATGTTTAATTTAGCTGATTATGAAACAGTCGAGAGCCGACTAGAAAAATGGTGGAAGGATTATCCGGATGGAAGATTGGCAACAAAAATTGAACAGGCCACAGACACTAGATACATTGTTAGTGCTCAATTATTTAAAACAGAAGCCGATGCACAGCCGTGTGCGACTGGTCTCGCTAGTGAGAGCATTTCTGATCGCGGTGTTAATTCAACGTCTGCATTGGAAAACTGCGAGACTTCAGCGATCGGCCGTGCGCTTGCAAACGCGGGTTATGCAGCTAAGGGCAAACGTGCATCAAGAGAAGAAATGAGCAAAGTTGAACAGTTCAAACCTAAATATGGCAGACCAGGATCTAAATCAGCTGCGATGGAAATGGCGTTACATATTGTGGACACACAATCTAAAGATAATAGCAACGCGCCTGTTCCTGTTGCTTGGTCTATTGGCGAAAGCGTTGCGGAAATTGGTGAAGTGGTTAGTGTTGGTTTTACTTGCCGGCATGGTGATATGGTGAAGAAAGAAGGCATAGCTAAATCTACTAATCGCCCGTTTGCTGGGTATGTATGCACTGCACCTAAAGCCGAACAGTGTGATGCTAAGTGGGCAAAGCTCACCAGTGCTGGCACATGGTATTGGCCGGATGATTCCGAATCTGGTAAAGGGGGTGAATAATGGGATATGTAGAGATACTTAGAGGTGGACCTTACCTGGAGCGCATGGAAAACGACCAGGTAAAGTTTGTACCATCTACTGACTTATGTATAGCTTGTAATGACGACAGGTTAATACATAGCGGTAATTACTTAATTTGTACTCAATGCCAATGTAGGCAATAAGGATATTATCATAATGTACCCACAATTCAAATGTAATGGCTG